TAATGAAAATATTTCTTCACCTGAAATAAGTTTTATAATTGCGTAAAACTCTTCTTCCATATTAGTTTTTGAGGGGTATGTTTACGATGTCATAATTAAAGTTCTCTTCGCTATAAACTTTAATTCTCTCAATCAAATGATTAAGTGTATAGTTCTTCCTGGATTTGTAGGAGATGTCGTCAGCAATGTCATAGAGAGTTGCCTTTGTTTTGTTATTTCCTTTCCTAAGCACACGTCCAATAGATTGGAGATTCCGTATTCTAGATTTGGATGGAGAAGCAAAAATGACATTGTGCAGGTTCTTGATGTTAATTCCTGTACTGAATGTTCCGTATGAAGCAACAATAATTGCGTTGTTTTCTTTTTCGGTGATTTCTCTTACTTGTTCTCTATCTTCTGTTCCCACTCCACCATGAACAAAAAATACTTGGCGATCATCTACACTACCAGTATTTATCATTTCATATAATGGTTGACCGTGACCTTCCACTCTTGCAAATAAGATAAGAGTATTACCTTTAAGATCTAAAGCAAGGTTTCTGATAAATCTATTTCGTTTTTCGTGGTTGATAATATATTGAACTTCATCCTCAAAAGTTTCAAACTTATGTGCTGGGTGTTTCAATAGAAGCACATTGATATCCAGTTTAGCAACGTGACCCTTTGCCATCAGTTCTTCTGTCCTGATGATTTTGTATGAAGGACCGAATAAACCTTCCAATACCCATTTGTGCGTTTGCGTGCCGTCTAGCGTGCCAGTAAATCCATATCGATACTTGGCATCCCCAAGTTTTGACATTATAGATATAAGTGACTTACTTTTGAACTGGTGTGCCTCGTCCCCAACAACTACGTTAAATCGTTCAAAATACTTTCGGGGGAGTTTGTAGATGGACTGCCAGGTAGTGATGATAACTTGGGAATCAGTTTCCCTTTCTCTACCAGCGTATATCTTGTGACAAAATGAACCTACGTCCCAACCATAGTCTGCAAAATCTTTATACATCTGCTCTACTAGCGAAGTCGTCGGAACAACTATCAGAGTATTTCGTCCGCGCTCAACGTGATATCTCACAATCGAATATATCATCAGAGACTTTCCAGAAGCAGTTGGGGATATCAACAACCTTCTATTATGCTTTAAGGCATCGTATACACCTTCGACCTGATAATCTCTAGGTGGATATTTACTAACAGAAGTTATATAATCTTTAACACCTTCCTTACAGATATTTGAATTAGATTCAAAAGGAAGACCATAATATTTACTATCTACAAATTCATAAGTATATCTGTGATCATCACAAAATTTTGTAACCTTATCCAACAACCCAACGTATATCTCTCCATTCTGGGTGTTGAATAGACGTATTTTTCCATCCCAATACTTGTTACGGTATTGAGGCATAAACTTTGCACCAGGTACATCAAAGGTAAACTGATCTGCTAACTCGTAGTAGACATGTGGTTCTGCTTCAACCTTTAAATATACTTCATTCTTTTTTGATATAATCAAATGAGACATAATCCATAGGATTCACCTATGAATATTTATTACATCTCCCGAAACTTATAATCCAATATCATTCTATACAGGTTATTTCTTAAACCCCAAAGTTGCTCTTGTTCTGCTGCTGGTCTCTGTGGATATCCTTCCCAAGTTTCAAGTCTTCTTTTGACACAATCATACATCAGATATATGTCATCTATACTAAGGCCAATCATATAGTCAGGTTCTTCACTGCCCTGAATCCAATCATCATCTTCGGGATTAAAAAAACTATCCATTAATTGAAACCTGCTTGGAATTTATTCCAATCAATAGCATTTTTAATTTGGAAAGTTCTATTAGAAATTGTTTTAATAACCTCCTCAAGAAACTTAAGCATCACATCATAATATCGAATTTTAAGTTCTATCGTATTTAATTTTTCATCTGCTTCCAGATATCTCTGGATAGCATCCTTTTCCCTAACTTTGTATGGAAATGGTTCTTGGACATACACCTCTGCAGGTGCTTTGCCTGTATAATAGTTATATCTTTCCAACTTTACACGATTGAAACTATCTTTTGCTTTTTCGCGAAGAAGAGTTGTTGTATTATAAATTGTATAATATTTTGAGTGTAATTGTGGAATTTTTAATGATTCATCATGTAGATTATCAGGATCTATGACAGAGTCTTTCTGCCACATCTCCTGAATTTTGTCAAGGTTCATAAAGGATTGCCTTTAGTATCTAATATATTATAGACAGTATACTTGAAAGATGCCTCTGCTGTAAAGTAGTTCACATCATTCTCTGTAGCATTGAATTGTAGAGATGTCAATGATACCGGAAATAAATCTATAAACTTAACTGCTGCTATATCTCTATAGTTACTATTTAAAATGTGTAGGGTGCCATCACAATATTGTAACTTTTCATCTGGTAATCCAGTCTCTGGATCTTTTATCAGATTTTTATACTGATCAAAATTTTGTGGTAAACCTAACCCAGTAATCCAATTATGAATAATCATATAATTTTTAAGATCTTCATCAACTAGAAAATTGATAGTAAAATCTTCATAGGATATCTCATCACCAGGAACATCTAAAATTCTAAAGGTTGTTCCTTGAAGTGCTGTTCCAAGTGAAATACTTGGTACATTTGCTGAATTTGAAAAGAAATCAACCTTTTCTTTAGTTACCAAGGTAAATTTAAATCCAATAGGAGACAGAAAGTTCCTATTTTCAATCTGGGTATCATAAAAACTACCAGTCATTATCAACCATCAATAATAACGTTATACCATTCTTCACTCATACCACTGATGATTTGATCTGCACTATCTTTATCTGTGGCATAATTTTCGTCAATAAGATGCTTAACTACCTTTTCGTAGTGTTCATGAATTTGTTTTGCTTCTCTAGGAGTTGGTTTCATTGTTCGCTCTTAGTTATGTTTTATTTATTCTTTGACAACTGTGGCATTTTTAAACCCACCATTAGTTCCATCTGGATTTGGGAGCATAGCATCAGCACTTGCTTTTGATGTATAGACCTTTCTTTCAGAATAATCATCAGACCATTGGTCTCCATCAACATGATAAACTTCAACGGATGGCATTAATGCACTTGACTTTTTTATGTAATAATTCGCCATTTTTTTTAGTTTTTAAATATTTAGACAAAAAAAGGGATCCCGAAGGATCCCTGAATAAGAGTTGTAATCCGATGGATCACATGAGGTTCTGAACCTTGACTCTTCTGTAGTAGCGGTTGGAGTTAACCTTAAGGCGACCAAGTCCTGCGGTAGTTCCTTCAGCGAATGGGTTAGCAACAAGACCATAACGGGTCTTGAATCCAATCTTGGGCTGGAAGGTGTTCTCGCCAACTGCACGAACCATCTGAAGAGGAACGTATGGGCAGTAGAAGAGACCTGCGTCATAAGGTGAAGAACCCTTATAACCAACAACGTAGTACTGGTTAGCAGCAACGTTTGCAGAATAAGGATCGATGTATACGCGATACTTACCTTGGAGAACACCAGCGAAGGTGTTACCAGCATCATCAACGTTAAGGTTAGCGTTAAGTGCAGGGGTGTAATCAAGTACACCAGCCATGGTGAGTGCGGAAGCAACGTCTGCAGAGCAGAGGATCATGTTGCCCTTTCCTCTACGAGTTCTTTGTGCGATTGCGTTTGCATCGCGCTCGATTTGGAAGATAAGACCCTTGAACTTCTCAACGCTCCAACGTCCGTTGGAATCGGTGTCAAGGTCAAACTCACCAGCGGTAGCAACGTTTGCTTGTGCGCCAGATTCTGCTGCCTTGTAGATAGTTCTGATAACTTCGCGGTTGATCTCAGCAAGAATCTCAGTGGAGAGAATGTTTGCGAGTTCTGCTTCAGCGTTCAGACCGTGGATAGCGCGAAGATCCTGAGCAAGCTCAAGGCTGTACTCTGCCTTCAGGGCGCGTGACTTAGCAGTAACAGTAACTTTCTCGATTGAGAAAGCCATCTGGTTGAAGTCATTGCTGCCTTCGCCAAGTCCTTCAGCGTCCTCTGTATCCATACCCTGACCGACTCTGTAAGCGAGTTGGGTGGTGTTGGAATCTGGGCTGAGAAGTCCTGGGTTAGTACCAGACTGTGCGGTTGTACCGAAACCAACGGAAGCTCCGTCAGAACCAGATACATAACCTGAACCAAGTTCCGACTCTGCAGCAGAAGAATCAGAACCAGAGAATCCGGTATCTACTTCGTCGAAGAATGTTTCGTCACCAGATTGGTTCTTATAACGTGAACGCATCGCGAAGATGAGTCCAGTAGGTCCGTTCATTGGTTGAACGCCTGCGAGGTCATATGCGACCAAGTTAGGCATTGAACGGCGGATAAGGCTGATTA